CTTTATAGATGGCTGCTCTTTCGTCTTTCTTTGTTGGTCTAATTGGAGCCCCCTTAGCTACAGGTGGGGCTGCTACTTCTTTCGTAGCCGTGAATAGTTTTCGTATCTCCTCTTTCCCTCTAGGCGAGAGCTTTCTTGAGCCTATTCCAGCAAATTTATCTGACAAAGTAGGGGGGTCAGACTCTACGTAGGCAGTACCATCCCAACGATGCCACTTTTCTTTCCCCTTGGTCATGTCGAAGACGTGAACTTCCAGTCCCATATCTACCCCCATTTGGGTAGCCCACGAAGTACCCCCTTGCACTTGACCGTCCTTTATGCGGCTTACGGCGATTACTTGGTCAGAGTCCTTGACCTGAAACCAATTTCTTCTGAGGAGGGCGTTCACAAAATCCCCCTTGGTAGGCCATGCTCTATCAAGAGTTTCATTGGCCTTCGCTAAATGTTCATCAGCTTCCTTTAGTTCCTCTGCGGTATGTATAATGCGGTGCTTATTCCCCTTAGCCTGTATATGTCCTTCAAATGAGTGGGCATCTACCCTGAACCCTGCTTCCAGAGCTGCGTTTTGGAATTCTGTATCCGCTCCAGCAGCTCCTCCAGAATGGAGTACCCCTGCTGGTGGGGATATACTACGTCTTTCAATTACAAATTCCCTTAATTCTATAGCATGGTTAACAGGTATCTTTTTATAGTATATAAGATTTTGCCCATCTAAATTCCCGTCATCAATTTGCTTCAGTATCCATTCCCTACGAGCTGGCTCAATATCTTTAAACACTTCATCTCCTCTAAGCCACCTTTTATATTTGTTTACTACCACTTCATACTTTTCACGTACTTCTGGAGTATCTACCCACGGTTGTGTAATTCTAAACGGATTGCCGAAGTGCGTTTCTTTTTTTACCCCCCGTTGCCTAAGTGTATTAATACCATCCCCCCTCTTTTCTGCTGCTATAACTAAGTCAGTAGACTTTTTCCCTGCTTCTGGTTTAACATAAACAACCTTTGGTTCGGCTACAGGTGCTGGGGTTTCTTGCTCTAAAGAAACATCATCCTGTATGACACCCGCATTGGGTAACTGCATATCCTGTTTGGATACTACTGCTCGGGGAGCATCTTCAATTTTTTCCAGTAAAGAGACGAAGCTCTTTCTAAAAGTAATATTAGGTGGTATAGGGCCCGCAGCTAAATACATCTCAGCGAACTCTTGTCCAGTATACCCACTCAATGCCCCATCGCCATCTCCGTTCAAAACTAAAAGCTCCTTGCGCAAAAAAGGATTCACGTTCGGTTTATTCGCAAATGCGAAGGAATACATTTTCCTGATGCTTTCAATGATCTGATCTTTCGGAACTTTTCTATCCTTATCGTTACGGGGAAGCGTGTAGTCTGTTACAGTAGGTATAGCATAGGAGGCTCCATCTTCCGATGTGCCCTCCTGATATCCTTCAGCCACTCCTTTTTGATTCCACTTGCCCACAAAAGGCTCACCATCGCCTCTTTCACCATACCCAGTTTCCCTTCTTTTAGCGGCTGCGGCGGCTGGTTTTAAATACTCACCAAAAGTTACAAACCCTGCTGCCCCCGCCCCGTGGTATCCATCTTCATTGGAACCAAATACAACTATTTGATTTGGCTTAAGAAAATTTATCCTTCCTTCTCCCCATGACCTGTACTTAGGGACAGCTCCTCCTAATGCTGCTTCTAAACTTTTAAGTTGTGCTTTAGCTGTGTTTAATCGTGCGAAATCTAAAGACGACCTTTCCTCTACATATTCAGGACCAATTTCTGATTCCTTTTTTATTTCATAATGCAAGGCCGCAACATGATTTTTAGCATCTCCACGGGAGGTACGTACCCTAAGTGTTTGCGGGCCTAGATCACCTTGGGCATCGAATGAATATTCAACATTGTCTGTTCCTGTACCCAAAGGAGGAAAATTATAATCAGCCGCCATTGCGGGGGTCTGTGTACCTTGACGGCGTTGCAAATCAAATAATCCTTGACGGCGTTGCATCTCTACGAATCCTTGATGTGAGTTGTGTGGTAAGCTCGGATCGGAATCGCTCTCCGTTGGGCGGGATACGTTTGATTGTAATATTGTACGCTCCGCTATGTCCTGTTGTATTTCAGAAAGTGCTTCTTTTGATTCTGAAATGGCAAGATCTATCTGACCTCTCTCGGCCTCAAAAGCAGCCCTTCTAATGGCTTCCAACTCTTTACGAGGTAGCTTATCAGGTGCTCTTTCCGATTCTTGTTCACGGGATGTCTGTAGTGGTCTTCCTGTATCCTCCTGATCCTGTTTATCAATCTTGTCTACTTCCTCTAGATACGCTTGGTAATCTGCGTCTGATATATCTTCCCCTCTTAATAAGCTTTCTGTTCTTTGAATCACTGCCTTTCTTGTTAAAGGAGAACTAGTTGCCTCTAACTTAGCGAGAAGCTCATTGATTTCTTTCTGCCTGAAGATTTCTATATCACCTCGCATGAAGGCGTTCCTTTTTTGAGCAGATGTACGTATCGCCGAAGCACCCTGACCTATAACGCCTCCAATAGATCCTGCATAGATGGCATCGGATATCCTATCCAACATAGGAGTGTCTATCTTAAGAGCGGAGCTGACAATAAATGAGTTAACAAACTCATCTATTCCTTCCTCTAAAAATTCTTCCGTACCTGCTTTGGCATACTTGCCATATAAACTTTTAAATATACTAGGTGAAATCTCTTTCATTCTAGACTTCAAGTGATCGCCTATGATCTGTTGAGTATCTAAAGGAGATACCTTAGACCTGCTTAGTTTACCTAAGACATAATTCATCTGCCCGAAACTCAACCCACCAAGCAAGACATTTTCAAAACCACCACGCCCAAAACGTGAGAAGGCGGCAGTTATTAAACCTGTAGCCATAGCCGCCAGCATAGCGGAACCAAAAGCCTTATCATGTTTCTCTTCGTGTGTGCCGTCGTAATTGCTATAGATGGTCGCATAAGTACCCCCTGCTGACCTGTTAGCAGCCGTTAAGAATATACTCGATGTGATTACATTTTCCGCTGCCCTGCCCCTAACAACTTTGTTATTCACTAACTTTGTACCAACTAAAGCGCTGTAGCTCTCAATAGCTTTTTGTATACTCTTAGTAGTGGCTCCCTCTTTGATGTACTTAGTAGCTGATAGTCTGGCCGCAGCCTCTGCTGAACTCTCACCAAACTCTTTAACTAATACGCTACCCGTAAAACTCTTAGCTAATCCTTTAGCTGTTAGCTTCGCCCCTTCTTTAGCACCGATATAACCAGCGCCTCCAACAGACATACCACGAGATATTAAAAACCCTGTGGCCGCTACGTCGACAACCATCGGTGCTATCGCTGTTGATATATCATGCACCCAACCTAAGTGATCTCCGAAGATGCTGGCTACTTGTCTTCGGTTCTGCCTATCCTCCTCCTGCTCGACAAGAATATTAATCGATGTTTCATTTTTGAGTAAGGCAGGTAAAACAAAAAATAACCCTGTAAAAGAATCTTTTAGTGAATCAACAAAAGAACCTATCCTGTTCTTAACACCACTGTAGTTTTTAGGGTTAGCTATAAAGGCATCAAGTATTTCAGCTTTGGACTGACCAAGCTTTTGACTTTTTAATACGTGATTCTGCCACTTCTTTTCGACAGTAGAGTCTTTGAAAAGTTCTTCGTAAGCAGGGTAGTTTCTTGTCAAATAGGCAGTTCTACCTGCATACAGGTTCCTTACTTGAGCGTTTGTTAACTCTCCTTTTCCAGCCTTTAACTCTATCGCTGTCTCAAACTGTCCTTTATTTAAGATGAGATTTATGTGTGGTACTGCTATGCCAGTCTTAGTTACCTTTATGTTCTCATCTATCCTATCTGGTTCCGATACAAACTTAGCTGTTCCTCCTTGGTAAGCATCCATTATAGATACCTGCTCCAAAGCATCCATGATATCTGCATCCTGAAACCTGTTCCTTGCAACATCTTCCGTGATATCTGACTCACTGGAGTACTGCTTAGCAAGAAGGGTTCGTGCTTTAGCGATCAGGGCAGAGGGAGCACCTTTCTCCTTGTCTGTTATAAAATGATTCTTAGCATCTTTAATGATCTCAAGGTATGAATCTTTTATCTTACTGTTGTTGGCTGCTTTGGAAAACTCGCCACTGATTTTGTCATTCCTTATGGCTTTAAAAAGGGTTTGCCCGTAAGGAGTTTTCTTAAGCCCCTCGTTGACTTGCGCCATATTGTTGTGCAGGAAAGCTCCTCTATTAATAGAATCAGTTATAGATTGCCTTGGGTTTACTAAATTGGAACCTCCAATGACTCTGAAGCTAGTAACTCCATCATCGTCTATTTGCTTTAGGCTGGCTAACCCTAACCTATCGTGATCAACTAGATGTTGTTTAGCGCTATTGACTTCATCAAGGAAGTCGTCTCTTGATGCTCCTGCTTCATTAACAGCCGTATAGAAATCATCTCTGGCTTGTTGTCCGAAAGCCTCATATATAAGTGCTGCATCAGAATCAATAGTGCCTAGCTCAAGGGAGGGTACGTATTCAGGATCTATTTCACGTATCTTCTGGAAGGTATTACGTGCTATTACTTCTTCAGTATCTTGGTCCAGAGTTCCTTGATCAAATTCAAAGTCTCTTAGGTAATTACCGTAACCAACGTATTGGTCTTTTTGATCCTGAATATCTACCCCAATGGATGATGACCATTTAGAAAAGGGTAAAGCGGTAATGTTCTCGCCATCCTCTGACGAGTCAGTAATAAGTTCTCCTGTCACAGCAGTTCGGGTTATGTATTTGTGTTATGTTTGGTAGAGATTTGAGAAAGCCATCTCTTTATCGGCTTGTGCATTCGCTTGCGCTTGTGGTACTTTGCCTGTCAAATAGGCAGCTACAACTTGTAGTAATCCTTGTATCTCGTTTGGATCATCAGACTGTTTGATATCATCATATATAGATTTTCCAGTAGTAGCTCCAGTAGTTTTATTAGGATCTAGTATATTGGAAGAATCTATTTCTTTCATGACAGTTACTAACTGCTCATTTAAATCAATACTCTCTTTAATTCTTTTGGGGTAACTTTCCCCTAATTCAGCTTTGACACTAGCTAACATAGTTAATGTATCAATCAATCCTGTATCAACCCCTTCTGATTCAGATCTGGTCTTGCTTCTAACAAAAGCATCATATTTTAATTGGTCTAATTGAGACTTAGGTATATTTCTTAATGCCTTTTCGGCTTCTCTTAAAGGTACTTTGTCATAGCTTCTTAAAAGAGCATCGAAAGCTTTACTACTTGAAGTGCCAGAATCGTACTGCTTCTTAGCATCAGCTAAGTTCTTAGCGTACTCTTTTAATGTACTACTCTCTCCCTCTTTAAAACTCAATAAATCTTGTGCTGTTTTGGAATCACCTATTTCAATAGCCTTGTAAGCTAAGTTAATACGCATGGTGTTCTCCATGTTCTCCTGCTTCTGTCGGTCATCAAGCTGGCTACCTACAGACTGTAAAGCGGATTGGTACAGGGTAGCCAACAGAGGGCTTCCTAATGCATTCGGGTTAGCAAACATAGACTGCTGAATATCATTATACTTCTGTTTCAGGGGAGTCCCTGAACCCATTATCTCTTCGAGACGTTGGGTAACAGGAGCCTGTAATGCGTCAGCAGCTTGTGCCATCCTACCTTTTCTCTGCGCCTCCTTTAGTTGGAGAAAACTTTTTTGTTGCTGCTGCCCCAACATCTGTTGCTGCATAATTTCAGGAGTATACTTATTGAATATAGCAGCTTGTTTGAACGTCGGTAGATTGTCAGCCCCTGTAAAATGTTCTTGTCGGAGTGGCCCTACAATATCATCATCATAGTTCCCTTGGATAGCTGCTTGTTGGCTGGCTATTAAAGCTTTCTGGGCGGCTTCTTCTGTGGATCTTGTCAGTGGGTTAGGAGTCCCCCTTTGTGCTTCGAAAATCTTTTCTCTTGCGGATGCCCGTTGAATATCAGATTTAGCTTGTCCTTCATAGCCCTCTGAGGCTCGAAGAAGTGTACTAGATAGCGGAGTAATTCGACGTACCCCCTCAAGTGAACGTGTATTATACGCCATGTTACTTATTTTTATTCTTCTTCTTATTGAGTAAGTTAGTTACTGTAGTAGCTACAATCGGTTTTTTATTACCAGCAGCAGCAACAGCAGCTTCATCATAGTTACCTTTCTCGTCGAAAGGATATTCTTCAAGAGACATTGTAGTAGGAGGAGTATCAGAACTTCCCACTGGCATATTTTTTTCTAATTCTGTCCAATTATAAGCATTAGCTGGTACATTAGCTGGTACAACATTCCCTGCACCATCAACAATTATATTAGTTGGATTACCCTCTTTTGGCATTGATGATAGTTGATTATTCAATGATGCATCTGTTGGTGCTGGCGGATTAACAGGTATAGCTCTGGGTGTTTGTGTATTAACACGTATAGCTCTAGGTGCTGGTGTATTTGGTGCGGGTGTATTTGGTGCGGGTAAACCATACCCACCTTGTCCTTCAACATACCCTTGAGAAATACCAGCCCACGGACTCTTATTTGAGGGGCTTGTATTATACTGAGAACGGGAACCCCAAGAGACTTCTGGTTCTCCTACAGGGATAGCTTTTGGAGTTGGCTCTACAGGGAGCGCACGAAGAACTTGTGTGTTATCTGTACCAGTTCCACTGCCCCCGCCACCCTGACTATAAAACATATCAGCAACATCTTTTTGCGCTGCCCTCATACTAGCAATTTGTGCGTCTCTTTTATCCATAGCAGCGGAAGCTGCTAATGTTCTTTGAGCATCTGTACCTGAAAAATTAGCAGCATCAGCAACACCCCCATCAATAACACCTGCTCCTTTTCTATTGCCCATAGCAGCTCTACCTGCTTTATTTAAAGAGTGCCCTACGATTCTTCCTGTTGAATCTTTGATGACTCTACCTAATTTTTGTCCATCTTTTCTAATTATATTAGGGTCTTTTATCTTTCTACCCTCTTCTATAAAATCTCTC